TCTAGGAACGTCACGCCGCCAATGTAAAAGTTACTATTACCAGGGGTAACGACAAGCGCATCTGTCGCATCAGCGGCACCGCCAGCGTAGACAAACCTGAAAATAGAACCAGCAATAGGTGATGGCAGTGTATAAGTGTTGTCTTGGCCCCCATCTGGGACAAGCAAGATCCTGCCACTGTGCGTTGCGTTAGTTAGAGTTACGTTTCCGTCAGACAAGCTAACAGGGCCATCGCCCAGTGTTGCAACTTCAGTAATTGTGCCAGTCGTAGAACTTTTACTGATTGTCTTAAAAGTAGACTCTGAACGGATAGGACCCGTAAATGTAGAATTAGCCATAGCTGTCTCCTGTCTTGGCTAGGGTCTGTCGCGGTATGCGACAGTCAGGAATAAATTATTTATACCGCACAAAAAGAAAGGGGGCAACAAGGTGCCCCCAATCTTACGGTTTCACGTGAAACAATTAAGCTCCTTGCGAACCGAATACACAGCGTGGGTTGCTAAAGCCAAAGCTGTATCGCTCCCTAGCCTTGTAACGCACGTTACCTGTATCGAAATCTCCCTCCATGGAGGTTGAAATCGGAGTTCGTTCAAAATGCTTAAACCCATCTGGAACGTCAGTCAGAATGAAGAACGCATCGGTGTCAGTCAGGAAGTGGTTGACTGAATAACCTTGCGGCAACAGACCCATATTCCTTACTGCGTTGATGTCGTTATCAGACGTGCCGACCCGACCGGGAGACTCTAAGAGCCTATCAGCAATGAACTGAAGCTGAGGCGGAACAATAAGCTTGGTTCCTTGCAGAGCCAAGATCATGTTTCGATCATCAACAAAAGTGCTAATGCTGATTAATGCATTTTCCAAAGACGTTTCATTGAGGTCAGCCATCGTCGTTTGACGATTAGCCAACGTACCGCCACCCGCTAAAGGGTGAGAAGTATTAATCAAAGAAACACCATCACCGCCAGTAAAGCTTGAACTAAATGCATTGTTCAATACATTTGCAGCTTTAACCTGCTTGGTGTGCGCCATACTGCGGGCCAGAGCCTTCGTATAACGAGCGCCAAGGCGGTCGTAGAGGTTATCTTCAACAGCTTCCTCAGTGAGCGCAAAGCCCAAGGCAATTGTTTCATGCGTATAACGCGCAGTGAAACCTTCACTTGCGTTATCGTAATTAACAGATTGACCTTCAGATTTGGTTTCAGCATTGCCGAATCCAACAATCAGGACTTCTTCTTCAAATGCTCGATCTGAAGCTTCTGTTTCAAAGATTTCAGCATGCTCGTTTTCGTAACGTGCATACTCCATACCAAATAAAGCGTTGAGACCTGGCTCTAGCTCTTTGGCTAACTGTGCTCTTGAAATAGCCATTAGTTATGCTCCTAAGCTAATCCAGCGCCTTTAACGCCAAATATGTGGTTTTGAATTACAACTAATACGTTCGTATTCGCTGAAGCAACATCTGAGTTCTCAGGGTCACCCGAGATATCAATCGCTTTCAGCGGCAAAGAAGTAGTAGTTGCGCCTGTTGCAACGTCAAGCTCTGCACCGGATATACCCGTGACAGTACTTCCAGAAGACGTATACACAATATCGAAGTTTCCAAACAGGTCTGCTACCGGGAAGGTATCGTCTGCTTGAATCTCAAATACAACATTCGGATCATCAATTACAAAAGCAATGATGTCTGAAGCATTTGTACTTGCAGGATAGTAGTTGCTGAACTTTTGCTCACTTGTCGTGGGATCTGTGTACATACAACCATTAAATACGCCAACGATTGGAACAGTGCCACCATCGGCGTGTACTTCTACGCCACCACCAGTAACCTGTGCAACCATATCTCCCTGAAAGATACTGGTCCCATAATTCGCGGCGATTCTGTATCGGCTTTGTCCACCAGTATAAGGGCTACCGCCTATCATTCTGGAAGGAACCATGCCAAACGCGGCATCTTTATTAGCCATCGTTGAACCTCCTTAAAACACAATCAAAAGATTAAGCCCTGCCTTTACCAAACGAGACTTGAGTTTTCCTCTCTCTCGTCATCGGCATTGCAGGATTTTCCTCGCGCATCAAATCGTTATCAACTGCTCGCATTTGATTTTCGGTTTGACGCTCAAAATGAGCATTACGCTCATTAGCTGTCTCTACTGGAATCTTGCAAAGAATCAAACCACCAACACCTACAGTACCGGCATGCTTACCATCATCAATGGTAGGCAGATCGTATCCTGCAACTTCTGAGGGTTTAACAGGCTCAAAGCCCTCTCTAAACCTCATGTGGACGTTGGTCTTATCGTCCTCTCCGCGTATATGCGTTCTGATCCACCTGTATTTTACGCCAGGGGGAGCATCCGGCGTTTCCAGAATTTGAGGGGGAGTCCATGGTTTTCTTGCGGCCTGTGAGGACCGTGAAGAAGCATTTCTAGGTGTTCTGTTAGAACCCTTTCCTGTTTCTTCGTTCATGATCTCTGTAACCTCATTTTTTGTTTCGCGTATTCCTTGAATGGAACCCCAAGCCTTCTAGCAAGCTGCTGTTCAGTAGGGCTTAATTCAATCCTACGATTATTTTGATTGCGTCCGGTTCCTGTTGTGCGTGATCCAGAGACTACTTTTTGGACGGCGTTTTCGTCTCCCACGATGCCAAACTTATGAGGAAATTTTTGCCTCATCTGTCTGTCAAGCTCAGAATAGTATTCATCTGATTCTAAGTCAATCCTGCGGTCATAAGCTAAACTCTCATGGACCTTCATTACTTCATTAGTCATTTCAACATCTGAACCAAACCAATCGTTCTCCTCTGCCCACTTCTGGGCTTTTGCAGAAGGCTCTTGGTAGACAGGTTGATTCTGTGGTTGCCCGTAAACAGGATTAGTAAGACCTTGTTCGCGTTGAAGCTCTTCAAAATTTTGTTCTTGAATAGCCTGCTGGCTTTCTTCCCAAGCTTTATATTGAACCTTGTAGTCTTCAAGGTCCTGCTTGTATTTATTGAGAGATGCTCGATCAGCCTCTGCCTGTGCAAGTAATTGCTGGGCATCTGCCATCTTCTCTGCATCGCCTGACTCATAAGCAACTTTTAATGCATGCTTTGCGGCTTGAGCCTGAGTATCTACTCGATTTTCAAACTCATTTTTGTAGCCTTCCTGAATCCTAATATTTTCATGAGAAGAAGATGTTTGGGATTCAAGCAGCTGATTAGATAGCTGTTGGTTCTTTTCATGCAGTTCTTTTACATACTGAAGAGCTTGTAACTCTCTTCGTTGAAACTCTTTTGCTTGAGCAACTGCCTTATTGATCCTGTCTTGACTTGTCCTTGTCCTTCTCTCTGCCTCAGAAACTTCCTCATCTTCTGGTACAGGTTTAGGTTCAAAGTCTTCTTGAACAACGTCCTCTGTAATCGGATCAACATCTTCAATGTCACTATCATCAAGATCAATGATTGCAACATCCTCAGATACTTCTTCTTCAACTCTTCTGTGTTCTGGCAATGATGCTTTCTCAATGTTTTCATCATTAAGATTAGCTAGTGCCTCAGTCAATGTTTCTTCAGCCATGGGTCACCTATGCAGATTTGATATCGTCTGGATTGAGTATTACGCCAATCACTTCATCGTCATTGATAATTCTGACTTCGTGATCGTCTTCTAATGCAAATCGAGCCCCTGCGTACCTTCCAATCAGTACCCAGTCGCCTTTCTTGCACCATGGTTGGCCACCAAACTTTGCATCGTCTTGGTAAGCTAATGGCCCAACCTTTAACACGTAACATACTGATGTGGCTAAGTTTTCTTTATCCAGAGTGGAATCAAGAAGGTGTATACCACCATCTGTAACGCCTCTCCCCTTGTATGGTAAGACTAAAAGTCTCCACCCAGACGGGTCAGGCATTCGCTCAATTAAAGATTTATCTAACACGGTGGGGTCCAAGACCCGTTCTTCTTCGCTAACGTATGCATCCATTACGGATGGTTTTGCGACGGTGTCCAATTGTGGCTCACTCATCGATGTCATCTCCCTGTATATGCAACGCTTCTTTCAAATCCTGTCGTAGGGCGCGAAGCATTGATAATTCGCCCATGACAAACTTGTAGTCCTCCATATTTTTTATGTTGCCAGAGGTTACATAATCAATATGACCTTCCTCATATTGATTTAATTTTTTATAGATATAAGACGCGAGAGCGACTGAGTCCATAGGCTATACAGAATACCCTGTAGGCCCAGAACTAGGAATTATGTCGAAAATACTAGATGGCGGTCTCTTGGGAGGGGAAGGCTTTTCGGATAGATCAAAAATTTTTTTAAAAATTTCCTCTGACGGTGGCATTACTTCTGTCGGAGGTGGCGTTACTGCTGCTGGGGCAGAAGATAACCTTAAATCCTCTTTTGATAAGGTGGGATCAAACGTGCCTATATTTACATCAATCTTTGCGGTGGGATCTTCTTGTTGTTGATCCATTGCCACAATTACTTCTGGTGGCAAATTGCTGTCTGCAGCACGCAGAAGGACATCTACTCCATAATCGCTCGCGTCCTCAGGTATTACAGGAGCAGGCGGCGGGCTAGGCATGCCCGGTGTTAGCCCTGGGTAATAACCCGTTGGCCCCTCAGTATCTGTGTATTTTAACTCTGCTTGATAATCACTGCCTGGCGCTGTTGGCGCTGTTAGAGACTCGCCCTCCGAGCCAGAAACAACGGGTGGAGGAGCCGGTGGCGCAGGTTTTGGCGTAGGCGTTGGTTCAGGTGCAGGTGCTGGTTCAGGTGTAGGTGCGGGCGCTGGTCCTGCCGTAGGTGGCGGCGGCGGGGGAGGCAACACAAGCGGATCAGGCTGTGGCATTTCCTCTCTTTCTGTTTGTGGTCTTAGCCCAGCATATTGCATCATCGGGGTTGTCGGCACTGTCATACCGTATCCACCAAACTGCACTTGAGGTGCGGGAGCAGAAGGTTCCCCAGCACCAGCAAATGGAATCACTGGGCCTGGCGGTCTAACAGGCCCAACAGTCATAGGCGGCCTAGGACGCTCCATTTCTGCTTGAGCTCGCCTAAGTATCTCTATCTCTAGATCACTTAGCATTGGTGGTCTAACAGCCATTGATAATTATCTTGTAGGGCCCGCCCTTAGAGCCATTTGTCTAATGCTTCCTGGCCCTCGATTCTGATACATTGGCATTGCTGGCATTCGCCCTTGAGGCATGAGGGAACGCAAACTGTTTGGGCCTTGCGTTTGTGCCATCGGCATGGGGCGTCCGCCTTGTTGTTGCAATGATCTCATAATATCTGGACCCAAGAATTCTCTTGCCCGGTCTTGTGATGCTAGGGTCGGGCCTCCGCCTTGTGCTTGCAGTTGTGCTTGCGCTCTCAAACCCCCTTGTGGCATCGTGCCGCCTCCCAGCCTTGCTTGCATCCCTAACTGCTGCTGCCCTAACTGCTGCTGCTGTAGCATCCCTTGCCTCGCTTGCATCATTGGGTTGCCCATGTTTCCGAATTGACCACCCATGCCCATGCCCATTCCTGGCTGCTGCATGCCAAATCCACCGCCGAATCTTGGTTGCTGCATCCCAAAACGAGGCTGTTGCATTCCGAATCCACCACCAAACTGCGGGGGCTGCATACCAAAACCTCCACCGAACCTAGGCTGCTGCATTCCAAAGCCACCACCGAATTGAGGAGGTTGCATCCCGAATCCGCCACCAAACCCGCCACCAAACTGGGGTTGCTGCATGCCAAAACCACCGCCAAAGCTAGGCTGTTGCATGCCGAATTGTTGAGGTTGCTGCATTCCAAAGCCTCCACCAAACTGAGGCTGTTGCATTCCAAATTGCCGAGGCTGTTGCATTCCAAATTGTTGGGGCTGCTGCATGCCTCGCCCCATTGCTTGCCCAAACGGGTTCTGCTGGGGGGTATACTGCTGTTGAGAAGAAGGCATCATGCCGGGGCTGGGGTAGTTCATTAGAAGATTCCTCTAAACTTCTTGCCGCGCAAAGCTGCTCCACCGCCACGCATCTCACCTGCGCCGAAAGGCTTAGAGGATGTCGGTGTAGCAATGGCTTCGCCTTTTGCGTAATTAACCGTGCCTTGGTCCTTTACCGTTGTCTTACTGTCTAAGACCTTAGGATCTTTGAAGGATGTTTGACGTTTAATCGGATTCATCTACTTTTCCTCTGTATTACTGCCTAGGACCAAAAAAGGTTTTCGTCATCTCTTCAGCAGTCTTCGCCATCTGTTGCTGGCGAGATAATTCAATTCGATCTTGTGCAGTATCGTTCCTCATCCCAGCAATCGCAACCTGTGCGCCTAATCTTTCGTTAGCAATGTCTTCCTGTTGGTCTAAACGCTGCTGTTCAAGATCAATCCTTTGCTGCGCTTCCTGCGCCTTACGATCGACATCTGCTGCCTTAATCTCCAGTTCTTCCTGCCTCAATCCGACCAGTGGGTCTTCTTGGTTAGGCATTTCAAACTGCGGAGCAAGTTCTTCAAGAATCTGAGTGGTCATCTGCGCCACCTTGTCTTCTACCACCAACTGCATCTGTTGCTGCATCTGTTGCATCTGTTGTTGCATTTGTTGTGCTTGCTGCTGCATCGCAGGGTCAGACATCGCTTGTTGCTGAATCATCTGAATCTGCTGCTGCATATTGGTAACTTCAGGTGATTGCATCGCCATCTCTCTCGCCTTGAAGTCTACGTGCTGGTAGATATGCGCTTGAATCAAAGAAGCTACCTGCTGTTGTCCCGGGGGTGCTCCTTGCACCACGGCGGTCTTATACAACTGCAGGTGAGCAGCGATATGAGCATCATGGTCTTGGTCTTGAAACGCTTGAGCCGGTTGCCCCTGCAGGAATCCTGCATTCTCCATCGATGGAGGTGTGGGCTGAGGCTGCGGTGGGGGCGGTAAAATCTGCTCAACCTGCTGTACACCCATGGCTTCGTACATTCGACGGTACGCATTGTACATACCCATCGGCCCGTGGATCTGCGGGTTCGCTTGGACCATCTTGAGCATTTCTTGGGCCATCATGACCCGTTGGCTCATTGAGAATATGTTGGGATCAGAGACGGGTAAGATATCAATACGATCATCAAAGTCAGTCGCCATCAACTGCTGCTGACCATTAGCAATCATGTAGGGGTACGCCTTGATGGGCGATTCCTTAATGACCCGCGCCAGCAGGTTAAATTCTACTTTTTGCGAATAGTGCAGACGCTTATGGATGGCGCTCATAACCCGACTGCCACGCTCTAATAACGCGATCGTCGTACCTACCGGAGCTTGCTGGTTGCCATCGCCTACCTGCATATCGGCAATGCTCGCAAACCGTTTGCCTGAATCTACCAACATGCCGAGCAGCTGCAGCAGTGTTCCGCTGGGCTCCTTGAAGGGCATCGGCATCAACGCATCCCGCAAAGACCCACCGGGGGCATCCATGTCGCGGAACTCACCTGGCTGCAGCGGGGTGTCATCATCCCTGATTCGGATGCCTCGAGCCTTAAAACCAGCGGGCAGATTGGCCAGCGTACCTGCGTCAATCAGCTGTCGCAAAATGGAAGTCGAGGCTTTCGACAACCCGCCAATCATGTGCGTCAGGCCAAAGCCATAGAAGCCCACCCCGGGCAAGAACTTGTAATGTACAAAATAATCTATGCGCTTCCGCATAGGATCGTTCTGCAGGTAATTCCTGCGGATAGACAAGACTTGAGATTGTTTGGGCAGAATAGTGACGATGTACGGCAGTTTGATGCCTGTCTCCTCACCCTCCATGTCCATGTCTTCAAACCCAGGCAGATCAAGGTCTATGTGGATTTCATACAGTTCTGACTCGTAATCACCGCCACCTGAGGGCTTTACGCCTTGGAGATCATCAATCTCCTCCTCGACTTCATCGTACCCTTCATCGTCAGAGCCACGGTTAGAAATCGGCCCTTTCTTGTAGAACCCCGCCTGCTGAAGCTTCTTCACCTCATTTGTGGGCATATCCACTACATGCGTGATGCGTACAGCACTTTCCAAACTAGACGTACCGTAAGGCACAATCAGCTTTTCAGAGGGAATAAACCGCGAGACAGGCCGCCCCAGCGATTGGTCAAAATGGACTTTGCGGAACGCGCTGCCTGACAGCGGTAAATAAAACAACATCTGGTCCGTTTCAGGATCGTACTCGCGCATCTCCTGCATCAGCAGATAGTTCATGTACTCCTGAACACGCGCAGCTTGCAGGTCTGTATTCGGTGAGCCCATACCGATCGTCTGTGTCTTGACCGGACCACCAGGGGGCAATAATTCTTTGTACGCAGATGCTTGAAACTGTGTGACTGATTCAGCCAATAACGGATGAATCACACCAGACGCACCATCAAAGGGTTCTGTCCGGTCCTCAAACTTCATGCCTAAGAACTCAAGACCTTCCTTGTATTGGTCCATCCAGTCTTTGCGTGATGCTTTGTCATCATCGATATCTGCCATGCAGTCGCTGAACACACGGCCTAAATCGCCGTCTTCCATCATCTCTGCAAGGTTGTCGTTGAAGCCACCAGCAGGCATATCGCCCATCATGTCTTCAGGGCCAAAGACTATCGTACCGTCTTCTAGCGTTTGAATATCTTCATCGTCAATGAACTGATCGTCTTCGCCCTCGACTCCGACCACGAGTTCCTTTGATGAGTCCTCAATATTGAGCTCATCTATGTCAACGTCATCGACGCCTCGTTCAATCGCCATGGGCTACTCTTTGTCTGCGTACAGGTTGTCAAAGATTCTATTGACATCCAACGTATAATCCAAGTCAGATTTACTGTAGTGGATATGCTGTGACGGCTTAAAATCAGGGGCTCCCTCGCCTAACTCAAACCAAGCAGGGTGGGTAACCCTCACTCTGTTATTGGGCAACGCCACAATATTCCCCGTCCATGGTCCTGCGTCCAACAACTCCAGCACATGCGATTGCTTGTGTTGAGCAGGATCATCAGCGATTTCATTCTCTGCGTAATCCACCGTGAAATAATACTTGGCGGGATAAAAATCCCCATCGATTTTCGCAATCCACGGGCAGGGCGTGCAGCGATCTAGCACGTACACCGCATGGGTGTGTGATGAACAATCCCACGGCTGGGCATCATGCACTGCCATCGGTTCTGGCCATTCTTCGTAAGGTGTATCTGCGACTAGTGCAGTAATCGGCATGCGTGCCCACATGGCCCCGCCGTGTACATTCGGCTCATCTTCTTCATCTGACTCACAACCTGTGAAGATCACCTGAAAAGACAGACATCTTGTCGGCATCGTAGTGACAGCAATGACCATGGCGTGTAAGAACTCGCCTTGGTATCGCTCATGATTAACAGTGTATTCCCTTCTTACCCACGCCTTGAAGTGCGGTATGTTGCTTTGGAGGTATGGCATTGTTTTTTGTATTGCTCCTTTTTAGTTTATCCCCATTTAGATTCCCACTTGGTGCCCAAGCCTTTCTTTCTAGCGGAGCCCCCTTTCTTAAACCCGGGGACTCCGCGACCTCTCAGAACATCCTTTTTTGTGACCTTTCCGTCACCCGTTAAGTCGGGAAATTTTTTTTTCATTACTTCAACGCTTTGCCGTAACCACGGAGGGCAGCACCCACACCACGGGGCTTGCCCCTAACAGAACCGCCTTTGGCATAGCCTTTCTTGGTCATACCACCTTTAGCGTAGCCCTTCTTGGTCATGCCGCCCTTGGCATAACCTTTCTTTTTCATCATGCCGCCACCGGCTTTTTTTCTGCTTCTGAACCGATCTAAGCCTTTTCTGCCAGCACTTTTCTCGTCTGACTTCTTGTCGCTTTTTTTCTCTTCCTTCAATTCGGTGGTGTACTTCTTATCATTCCAAGTAAAAGTTTTTTGCCCTTTGCCCCTGTAATGCTTAAACGCCTCAGCAAAAGGAACGCCGCCCCTACTAACACCTACGTTGTACTTAATTTTCTTGTCATCTTTCTTTTCTTCTGTCTTCCCTTCTGTCTTCCCTGAGCCAGAAAGGGCTACCCCCGTGCCACCCGCCGCTGCGGCTCCGCCCGCAATTCTTCTCGTCCCACGTGTAGTAGCCGCGCCTCTTTGTGACCTAGTCGCAGCCCTAGAGCCTTGTCCCCTTTGTCGCACTCCATACCCTCTGCCAACGTTGCGAGTGCTTGTGCCTGGGGCAATTGTTGTTTCAGATTTGCGCCCTACTGATCCCACTCTTGTCGCAGTGCCTCTTGCAACATCTCTTGCTTTTGTCGCAACATCTTTTCCAGCATCCAAAATTCTTCTAATTCTACTCATGGTAAAAAAGGCTCCCTGAGATGTCCTGTTCCGTAAAACAGCTTAATTAATAATATGCACGCTTGACACGATAAAAATCTTCCTCCACTTCATCAGAGTGGAGATTGATAAAGTTACCCTGCCTGAACCTTAATATAGCTTGCGTTGTTGTGTCCACATAATCATCGTTTGCCGCGAAAGGAAACGCCGCACACTCCTCAATCACCTCATCTGCAAACATCCTATCGGGTGCCCAGACCATCCCC